AAAGCAAATGCCAGCCATACACACTCAATTGGAGATGTCACTAATCTGACAACCTCCTTGAGTGGTAAAGCAGACTCTGTACATACACACGCAATATCCGATGTTACAAACCTAGCTACCTCATTGAGTGGTAAGGCAGATTCAGTACATACCCATACGCTATCTAGCCTAACGCAAAGCGGAGCAGCTTTAAACCAAGTTCCACAATGGAGTGGTTCAGCTTGGGTTCCTGCTACGGTTTCTGGAGGAAGCTCCCCATCCAATGTCGATGGTGGCAATGCCTCCAGTATTCCCGTGGTTGGTCTTACTTATAATGGAGGTTCAGCATGAGTGTAACAATTCAGTTCCGTAGGGATACGGCAGCTAACTGGACTTCAGCAAACCCAACACTTGCTCAAGGTGAGTTTGGTTATGAGACTGATACACTAAAGTATAAGATAGGTACTGGAAGCACAGCTTGGAATAGCCTTGCCTATAGCAACCTACGATCTTTGGATGTAGCGACTACCATAAATATGGAAAACAGCGCAATCCCAGCTACACCAGCAGCAAATAGAATGAATATATTTGCAAAATCGCTAGCTGGTCGTATGTTCCTGAGAACACAAGGGCCAAGCGGAATCACAACACCGCTTCAGCCCTCGTTCTTCCAGAATAATATTATCTTGATTGCGCCCGGTTCTGGTACTGCTTTGTCAACCTTGGGAAATACAGTTACCTCAGCTGGTACTATCTCCCATCCAACACTTGTTGAAGCATATGGAAACATAGCGAACATAGTAACTGCTGCTACGGCAAACGCCACGGCTGGAACAGGTACAGCAAGTACGCTGTTTCTGCGTGGCTCTGTTCCTAATGGTGCTAGTGGTTTCTTTTATTGCGCTAGGCTTGCATTTCCAGACGCAAGCTACAATCAAACAGCAGCAACAACAGGAACTCGTATTTTTGTTGGTCTAACAAACCAGACAATGGCTCTTAGTGTGGGTGCTGATAACCCAACAGGACATTTCTGTGGCTTCTTTAGACGCCATGTGAATGGCGCAGCACAGGATACCAACTGGCAGTTTGCAACCAAAGACGGTACAACGCTATCCTTAGCGGATACTGGCCTTGCATTTACTGCTGGTAAGTTGTACGATTTTTATATTTTCTGTGCGCCAACAGGTAACATTGTTTACTGGCGTGTAGACAATGTGACAGATAATACAACCGCAGAAGGCTCAACATCCAATAACCTACCCGGCAATACGCAATTGATGCGAGCTGGCTATCAGCTAGCTACCATCAATGCAGTCGCCCGAAACACAATGATACAGCGTATCTATGTAGAAACGGATAGATAATGGCAAAGAAAACATACAAGTGCAATTGTGGAAAGACCACGACATGCACGGGCAAAGATGCCCAGAAAATGATATACCCAAAGAAAGGAAAGAAATGAAGAAGCCAATGAAGAAGGCTGCTAAGAAGCCAGCCAAAAAGATGGCGGCTAAGAAGCCAGCCAAGAAGATGTATTGATTTTTTAAACTCTAACGAAAGACACACACTATGAATGAAGAGACTCCCGATATGATGGAACAATCCTCCGAGACTCCAGCAGTATCACAGGAACAATCTCTTACATCGACAGCAGAGGACGCTATTCTCGCCCGTGAGAAGGTAGCATTTGATGCGTATGTAAGAAACCAAGGCATGCAAGTTCCTGAGAATTTCAAGGACGCTGGTGCTTGGTTTGAAAGCCTCAAGAATGCCCAAAAGGAATTTACCAAGTCACGACAGGAAGTAGCGGACCTGAAGAAGAAGTACGAGCAAGCCCCCTCTACAGCAAACCCGGTCAAACAGGAGGCTATGCCAACGAAGGAAGAAATTCCTGTCGTACCAGAGGTACTGAAGATTCCAGAGAAGAAGGCAGAAGAGACACCCAAGGTTGAGCCACAGGTTGCAACCGAGGATGATTGGAAGCAGTGGACCGTTGAGTTCGCTACCAAGAACGATCTCTCTCCTGAGACTCTGGATACAATCAAGAAGAAGACCAACCTTCCTGAGTCGATCATCAATGAATACATGATGGGCCAGAAGGCAAAGCTTGAGATGGCTTACACCAAAGCAGCCGAACTAATCGGTGGCAAGGATCAACTTGCCAAGATGTTTGATTGGGCTAGCAAGAATCTATCTCAGGCTGAACAGGATTCAGTCAATCAGAACCTCGCTTCTCCTTCTTGGGATGTTGCTCTCTATGGCTTGCAAGCCAAGTATGCCAAGGCTACTGGCACAAGCAAGGCAGCGGAACCCAAGCAAACAGCAAAGGGACAGATTCCCATTGCAAGCACTCAGCAGGGAATTGTCGCTTACCAAACTAAGCGAGAGTTCATGGCTGAGCGCAACCACCCAAAGTTCAGCAATGATCCTAAGTTCCGCAATTATGTAGAACAACGGATGTTGAGAACTGATTTTACAAAACTACCCAAATAATCCGCACCTGAGACAGCGGATTGACTGAGGCCAGCCTATGGGCAAATCCCCCCGCGTGGTAATGGATGGCCCTTGGCTGGACTCACTCAAGCAAGTAGACTCCTTTAGGAACAATCGAACGATTGAGCTTTCTATTATTGTCTCAAACTTTTAGTCTACTTACATAAGGAATTAATAACATGCCTGATAATTTAACAGCAGCAGATCTAGTTCTGCGTACAGATACCACTGCACAGTCCTCTGGCCCATACCCAACAGGCAATGCTGGCGCAAACAAGCTCTGGCTACCTCTCTGGTCTGGCGAAGTAATCAACGCCTACGATCAGTACAATGTCTTTGAGAACCTAATTACCACTAAAACTCTAACTGGTGGTTTTTCTTATGAGTTCCCCGTAACTGGCACTGTTGCTCTAAACGCAGCATGGAACGCTGGTGAGGAGCTTATGGGTGGTGATTCTTCAAGCACCACATTCAAGGTTGCTCTTGATAAGCGTCCAATGGCTGCTCACTTTGAGACTGACAATGTTGACTTGCTCGTTACTCAGTGGGATTACCGCTCTGAGCTAGCTCGTCAGGCTGGTCTAACCCTAGCCAATACCCGTGACCGACAGCTTATTATGGGTCTTGCTGCTGCTTCAGCCGTACCACAGATGGCTTCAGATCCCCGTGGTCTTGCTGCAGCTGCATTCCAGAAGCCAGCTAGAATCAGTGCTTCAGTTCTTGCTCAGAACTGCACTGATGTCGAAGCTCTTGTCGTTCTTCAGGAAATCGAGAACTACTTGGTAACTTGCCAAGAGAACGATGTTCCTGTTGAGAATGTTTACTGCGCTGTTCGTCCAAAGGTCTTCCAAGTCATTCGTGCTCTTGGTATTCCTCGTTCATCATTCTCTGCTATTACAAGTGCAGGTGTTGTTGGTACATCTGGCGTAGTTGCTGCAACTAATAACTTCACTAACTATCCACTATTTGGTGGTAGTTCTGAGAATGGTGGCCTAGGTGCTCCTCTCTCAATGGGCATGAATAGCCTAATGGATAGCCTTGATTACATGGGCGTCAAGATCATCAAGACCAACCACCTCCCCGGTGTTAACCACAACATTGATGCTAATAACATCGGTGGTGCTAAGTACAACCTAAACTGCGCTACAACCGCATTTGCTGGCGGTGCTTCTGGTGCTGCTACTGGTCTTCAGAGTGCATTCTCATTCTACGGAATCATCTTCCAGACACAGGCTGTTGCTGGTCTATCCCTCATGGGCATGAAGGTCGATACCGTACAGGATGTTCGTCGTAACACCCAGTTCACCGTTGCGAGCATGATGAAGGGTACTGGAGTTATCCGTCCAGAGCTATGCCGTGCATTGGTATCTGCTAGCGTTTCTGACGCTAACACAACCCGTGCAAACCTTGTAGCTCACTTTAATGCTGCAAGTGCTCAGACTGCTGCAACTGCTGGAACAGATGGAGAAGCTGCTAACAACTTCACCAACGGTTTCGGTGCAGAGTACGCTGTAACCTCATAATGATCTTATCCACTTCTGAAAGGAGGCTTAGTTTGTTTACTAACCTAGCTTGAAGAGGAGGTGATCATTATCTACCCCCGGCTCCCTTAAGTGGGAGCCGGGTGGTTTTCTTTTTTAACTTTTTCTAAGGAGGCTATATGGGCTACATTACACGACTGCAAGCAGTCAACCAAATGCTACTGGCTTCGGGTGAGAACCTAGTAGCTGACCTAGAAGGCAACTCAGGTATCGACACCGGAATTGCCGAAACCATTCTTGATCAGGTTTCCCTTGATTACCAGATTCGTGGTCTTGCTCACAACAAGCACACACGAAAACTGAACCCTGATGCCAATGGCTATATCTACTTACCAATGGCAGATGCAGATGAGGGTGACATCATCAGCGCAGAGCTAACTTCATATCATGTAAATGATGATGGTTACATGCTCCGCTCAAGAGTCTTGAACGGAACTCCACCAAAGCTCTGGAACATGACCGATGATACCGATATCTGGGCTACAGGTATTGACTATTATGTTGAGATTATTAAATACATTCCTTGGGAACAGGTCGATACAGCCACGCAGCGATCCATTATGGCAACCGCTGCACGGCAGTACCAGATAATGGTTCAGGGTGATGAAGGTTCCGATGCATTCTTGGCCTATCAGGAGCAGCTACACAGCATCCGTGGTCGTGCATCCAATGTCAATAACCGCAAGAAGAATATTCTAAAGACAGGCGATCCTTACTTGAGATCCGCCGTCTATCGCAACATGTACCTGAATGATCCAAACAGATTCCGGTACTGGAGAACAAGAGGATAATTCATGGCCCCAATTAAACGCAGAGGACCACGGGGAGGTCTGGTATCCACCCGACTTCCTGTTTATACTCTAAACTCGGTAAGCACCCAAGCAGCAAACAAGCGGCTTCCAAATGAAGCAGAGCGAATGGACAATGCTTTGGTGTCGTTGGAAAGAGCCTTTGAGAAGCGACCCGGATTTGCGGCAATCCCTCAGTATACGATTGAGTCGCTTACCCAATGGGACTTTACCAACAACAACACAAAGTTTGATCTCTATGCTCTGACATCCCTTAACCCAGCCACCAATGATCTTTGGTATTACTGGCATAACATCAGTGAGATAGCTAGATTCTTGGTTGTTGTAAATTTCTCGGCAAGCAGCACAAGCGTAAACTTATTCTATGTTTATCAGCTTCTTCCCAATGGAACTTGGAAAGATGTTACTCCGGGAGGGCAGACAACAAGCCCATCATCGGTTGTTCCTGCTGCTTCAAGACAGTATATTACATACAATCCAAATAATAGATCAGCCGCAGACTCACTGAAGGCTGTATCGGTTGGTGCTAATATCATTATTCTGAATACTAATGTCTATGCTGGATTCAGTTCCGATACTGCTGGAAAACTATTTACTCTTGGTGGTGTCGTAACAGCTGATGATGATATCGTAGGAAGACCTATAACCTACTGGTCTTCATCTGTGGTAACTAGAAAGGCAACATCACTTCACAGTACAACTTTTTCAGATGGTTATGAACGAACAACTTCAGGAACTCTTTATATTGATGTTACTGATTTTACTTATCATGTAGCTACTGGTGGTGGTTCTAGTTCTACACCTACTCCATATGCTGGTCAGAATGTTGACGATATTACTGAAATTAGACTTCCTCCACATGAACTAGAGCCTTTTGCAAATAACTCTAATTTAAATTCTCCTACAGATACCAAAGCAGCACAAATGCTGCGTGTGTTGTATGACCCATCGCATCCATTCTATAATGCTGGTGCTGCTTCTCCAACAGGTATTTTTGGTAGAGGTAAGATTTATTATTTCAATAGTCCATATCTTGACATGCCTTCTGGATACTATAGAGTCATAAACTTTGAAAAAGGTCTGGCTGGTACTAGTGCTGGCGTAAACAATACCTTTACAGGTACAGGCTCTCCTTATCTTCAAAGAGTAAGAACACCAGACGAACATTCCTACATCGACCCCCGAAGAATGCCAGTACGAATGACATTGACGGTCGATGCATCAGGAACTGCAAGCAACTGGTCAATCAATGCCATGCCTTGGACTCCACGACTAAGTGGAACCAAGGATACCAATCCCGGCCCAAGCGTCTTCAAGACAAGCACTGGTGCTCTCAAGCATGTCCAGATCAAGGCTATCTCCGTATTCAAGAATAGACTTTGGTTTGCTGCCGAGGATGGTGTCTTCTCAACTCAGCTAAATAACTTTGAGAATCTGTTTATTGAAGATCCGACTAATATCGTAGATACAGATCCAATTGATATTCGTACTTCTTCAAATACTTATAATGAGATTATTTCTCTGACACCATTTAGAGACTTCCTATTTGTCAATACAAAGGGAAATACGCAATTCCAGTTGATGGCTGGTTCGGCAAACGAACTCACCCCAACCAATGTAATGATCAAGCCAATCTCTTACTACGCAACTGACGGTAAGATTGAGCCTCAGCTCATTGGTTCACAGCTTTACTTCTACGATGCGGAAAAGCTTTACCTATTCGTAGGTGAAAACTCTTTCGGATATGCCTCTGCTGTCGAAGTTTCTTCTACGGCTGCGGGATACCTACCAAGTAACTACCTGTGTGCAACCACCATCTCAGCCAAGGATACAATCGCTGTCGTAGACGCCGATGTTCCAAATAACATTTATCTTTATACAGCTCGCTTCAGTGGTGATCGGGTAGTTCAAAGCTCGTTCTATAGGTATGTTCTTGATCTTCCATCTCCAGAACCACAGGATACTGTAGTTAAGTCTTTGGCTGCATTTGGAGATTATCTATATGCTATAGTTTATAATACAGGTCGATCCAAATACTTTATGTATAGGACAAAGATCTCAAACGAAGATTATGATATTCCACGCTTGGATGCACTGGCAAAGATCAAGCTTATTCCATATAATGCTGGAACAATGCCAACAAACTGGAATGCAAAGTACGACACAGCCACAGGTCTTACAACCTTTAGAATGCCAAGCAATGGCTATTCTGCTCAGAATACTAGAATAGTTCTAGCTTCTGGTTGGTTAGGCACGGGTGGCGAGGATATTTCTTACACTGTATTTAACCCAGCAAAGGGATCAGAAACAACTTTCTGTGAGTTAACTGTTACTGGTAACTATGCAACAGCCGACAAGTATATATATGTTGGCCGCACCTATAAGATGCATGTAGAGCTGAGTACTTTATTTGTACGCGATGAGAACAATAACATCATTGATGGTGTATTGAATCTCCGTACAGGTGTCTTCAGGCACTACAAGACAGGTAATTATGATATTGAGGTCGTTCATAACGGAAGACAGGCTTTGGTTTCAAAGTTTACTTCTCCGCGACCAGACCTAACATCATTGCAAGATACGCTCCCACTAGAGCCATATGAGTCTCAGGGAGAGTTTGTAGCAAAAATCTTTGGACAGTCAGATACCTCGTCAATCTCAATCGTATCTGAATACCCAACACCATGCAACATAACGAACATGGAGTTCAAGGGTAAGTTCAAGCAGAAGTACACAACCCTCAGTTAATGGAGTCTATATGGCTTATGATAATTTAACAAACATAACAACATCCGTATCTGGATCTTGGAATGGTACATCCTTTTCCTATGCTACGCTTCCTTTGGAATCTGGCGTTCCGCATAAAGATCAACTTGAAGTAGAGAGAATCTTCTCTCTTCCAACAAGTCCAGATGTAGCTGGTCAGATTACGGTGTATGATTTACACCGAATCTTCATTGTAAATAAAAATGATTATACTGTAAATGAAACAACTTCAGTTATCAATGGTCTAACGCCCTCTAACCCAACGACTAGAACATATACCCTTACTGGTGGAACTCTTTCAGGAACAGTAGTCACAATCCCAACTATTATTGTTACTGATGCTGTTGTTGTCCGTAGAAAGACATTCTCAAGTGGTAAATATGTAACTTGGTCGGCTGGCACACGCTTGACTAGTGAGCAACTTAATTTTCAGATGAACCAGCTGATTAAACTCAATCAAGAGTTAATCTATAAGCTAGAATCTGAATATCTAAGAAGCAGCGATGTAACTGGATCTTCAGCACCAGCCTTTGGTGTCAATAACAATCTAGACATGAATTCTAATAAGATTGTTAATCTAGCTAATCCAGCTGCTGGCACTGATGCTGTAAATAAACAATTTGCGGATGCTCAGTATGTCAAGGTAGGTGACTCTGTAGCCCAGAGCATTACCGGAGCAAAGACCTTCAGCGGAGCTGCTGTATTCCAGAACACAGTTACAATGGATTCAAGCCTATTGGTAACTGGCATGACCACACTAAATGGTGGTCTGACAATGGATACTAATAAGTTCCTTGTTGCCAATGACACGGGAAATACCACTGTAGGCGGCACTCTCAATGTTACCGGAGCAACCGTGCTTTCCAGCACATTGAATGCCGGAGCTTCGACTCTTGCCTCAGCTTCAGTAA